GGTTTCACTATTGCGGATAATGTTGTATGGTGGATAACTTTGCTGAACATTGATACTATTCACACGAAGCATATCATCAAAAATACGCTCAAATCCAATAGATGTACGGTGAAGGTTATCAAAAAGTTTTTGGTCGAAGACCTGTAATAGGTTACTCATGCTTGTTTCTCCTTTATTAAGCGAGTATACTGTAGACGACCCATCATTGGCATCGTCTAATATTATTTAGTTATTCACATACCATTTGTCAAGGGTTTTTATTCAATTATTTCAAATAAATCTGGATTTAATTCTATTTTTTCAATTCTTTTTTTAGACAAATCTGTCATTACTTGCTTCCAATTAGGTCCATATTTTTTTTCAAGTCCTTTTATTGTTGCATTTCTAACTTTTTCACGCCATTCGGGATTATTTGCTTTTTCTTGGCTTGTTTTTTTAATTTTTAATTTTGCTTCTTCTGTATGAGTTCTATTTCTATGAAATTCAGACATTTTAGCACGAGTTTCTATTGACCAATTTTTCTTTTTGCCTTTTTGTGAAGCACTCATTTTGGCAATAGATTCTTGTGTATGTTCTTTTCCTTTATTGTGTGCTGGTCTGCCTTTGTTTGCGGCAGACAATTTAGCACGAATTTCTTCGGTAAATGCAATTGGTCTGTTTTTTTTTGTAGCAGACAATTTAGCACGAGTTTTTGCTGTTACTATTCTACCTTTATTTGCGTTACTTATTTTTTTCTTATGATTTTCTGACATAACGATACCAGAGGTTCCCTCACCACCTAAAGTTTTATTATATAATACACCATTTTCTTCAATTCCCTTGCGACCATACCATTTAATAATTCGTCTTTCAATAGCAAACGCTCCTATTTCAGTCAGATTTGCTTCTAAAATTATTATTTTAGTTTGATCTTTCGGTGTTCTAGTATTATAATGTTTAGTCCATGCCCGATTTTTTCTACCTTTACCAATATAGTAAGGTATTCCGTTTAATTTTCTAATATATGCATAAACATAAAAACCTCTCGGATTATTTGTAGAAGAATAGGTCATATATTAATGAGTCTCAATAATTTTTTTACAATTATTAAAGTGCCATCTTTTCATTGCTCCTAAAAATCCTTCTTTGAGACAGTGTGGACATTTTACATTTATGTTCATGTGCGTCGTGGATGATGAAACAAATTTTCCCTTGTTCCATGCAGTTCTTCCTTTGCAAGATTCAGATATTTTATCAGACCAAGTAATATTTCTACCTGTTAATTGTTCAGATATCTTTGCACGAACATCTTCTCTTTTAGATGGATTGTCATCACCTTTCATCACGATAGGTTTTTGTTCATAACCAAAACGAGAACCGTGTGATTTACGCATTTTTGCAACTTCCGAACCACCTTGCCCGTCTTCGGGAACAAGATTTGCAAACTCTTTATTTTCTGTAACATTCCATTTGAGACTATATTCCATACCTATGATTCTTGCTTCATCGTAAGTATTGCATTTTGCCAATATTTCAGTTGTAATATCATTACCATGCATTTTTAGATGCCTTTTCCAATATGTTCCACTGCCCATATAAGAGTAACAAGTTTTTTCATATTTCGTAACATGGCGACAAAGATATTTTTTACCAGTAATATTATGTGTTTTTAATAAAATATAAATTGCCATTAGTATACCTCTTTAATATATTTATCAAGGAGGTATACTTGCTGGGCATTTATTTTTCATATATTTTGTTGTGTGTAGAATTACATCTTATAAATGTAGTTCGTTTGGAAAGTTCTTTTAGTGACTTACTGCCAGTATAAGTTAGGGTGCTTCTAATACCTCCAAGTATATCTTGAACTACTGACTCTACATCACCTTTATATGGAATCCAAACTTCTTTTCCTTCGGCTGCTCTATATGACTTTAATCCACCGCTATGTTTTTCGTTAGCAGATTTTGAACTCATACCATAAAACTTTACAAATTGTTCGGTGATAAAAGTATCTTCTATTTCTCCGTCATCGTTCATCCAAACACGATTACTGCGAGTCATTTGTGATATGACATCACCGCCGCCTTGATCAGTTCCTGCTAACATAGAACCAAGCATTACGAAGTCTGCGCCAGCCCCAAAAGCCTTAGACACATCGCCAGGACAAGTGCAACCACCATCACTAATGATATGTCCACCAAGCCCATGAGCAGCATCAGCGCACTCAATAATAGCACTAAGCTGTGGATAACCAACACCCGTTTTGAGACGAGTAGTGCAGACACTGCCAGGACCAATACCAACTTTAATAATATCTGCTCCTGCAAGAAGCAACTCCTCTGTCATTTCACCAGTTACCACATTGCCTGCGATAATAACAAGCATTGGATTTTCAGCACGGAATCGTTTTACAAAATCAACAAATCGTTCTGTATAACCATTAGCCACATCAATACAAACAAATTTAATATTGTTGGGCGGTAACTTACTTACCACTAGTTTGAACTTTTCGTATTCTTCTTCTTTAATACCAAGACCATATGCCCAATATTCTTGAATATTATAACCCGTGCGACCAATCCATAAGATAAGTTCTTCGGGCGTATAATTCTTGCGTAAGCATGTGAACATTTTGTAAGTAGCAAGTTTTTCTGCCATTTCAAATGTAGCCACACCATCCATATTTGCCGCCATAATTGGAACGCCGCTCCAAAAATGCGGACTATTCCTAAAAGCAAATTCGCGTTCAAGCGATACTTCTTCACGACTCGTAAGAGTAGAACGTTTAGGCAAGATTAGCACATCACTAAAATCAAGTTTAGTGTCATTGATAATACGCATTATTCACCTATTAGTTTGTAACGCCGAGAGAACGAAGTTCTTTCAACTTCTTTTGCCAACGTTTTGCAGCACGTGCTTTTGCTTTCTTGCGCTTCATACTTGGTTGTTCAAAGCGTTCACGTTCACGAAGTGTTTGGAAGATACCATCTTGCTGTAGCATCTTCTTCATCTTGCGAAGTGCCTTGTTGACATCATTATTATGGACTTCTACAAAGAATCCACGTTGTTTAACATTTTCAAGTTCTGGTCTATTAGCCATTATTTTCCTCTTTGATATAATTATTATGTTGTTGAATAAGCCAAGAATATATGTCAAGTGTTTGTCTGTGACAATATTCGGCAATCTTGTTGGACCCCAAAGACCAACAATTCTTTTGTGCAAGCAACCAGCCTTTAAGTAGTTCTTTGTTGCCGCTAAATCTGCTGTTAACAATAGTAGCATGTGAATGTTTATGTGCATTTATGCACCAAACATCATCTTCATCATTACTTCCGTATAAAAAAAGTGTAACATCAATATCTAAATTGTTTATAGTTGTGCTTAAGCGTTCTATATCACTCCACTCAACATCAACGAGCAACACTTTAAATCTGCTATCTAAATCCATATCTGGTGCTGTAACAATACGACTTTCGTTCATTGTCCTAAACTATCAATAGCACTTTGTTCAGCGGGTGTCATATCTTCGTATTCAACTTCTTTACGTTGCATTCTACCTAACTGCCAATGCTTCCAATTTACATTATCAGTATAGCTTGTGTTTTGTTGTTTGTCAACAATAATCCACTCTGTACCATTCCATTTATATAAATTATTTGGTTGTGATACCAGAATAAAAAGCTGTCCTGCGTATGGATTTTGTGGAAATTGTGGACCTGCAATATCGTTATCTACATCAAGCACATATGCTTTTGCGTCAATGCCTGACGCTTCTTCACGATACAATTCTCGTTCTGCTTTAAGTTGGTGTATTTCACGATTTTTATTATCTACTTCTTTTAACAATTGATCTAAAGCAACTGTTAAATCCATAAGTGTTTTATTATCAGTGTTATCTACAATCTTTTCAACTTCAACAATTTTTTCAATAGGAACTTCTACTATTTTTTCAACTTCTACTATTTTTTCAACAGGAACTTCTACAATCTTTTCTACTTCTTTAATAACTTCCACATCACGATAAATTGGCACAGCTTGTGTTACAACTTGTTCAATAATCTGTGGTTCACGATTGCGTAATTCATCTACTTCTGCTTGAAGTTTTTCAGCACGTAGAACTGCATCATTATCATATACTGTAACTATTTTTTCAACAGGTTTTTCTACAATAACTTCTTTTACAATTTCTTTTACGATTTGTTCAGTTTGCGTATCACGTTCTTTGCGGCGTGAGGAAATGCCCATAGTAGCACCTAACACAAGTGATACTGCAAGTGGATCAAACACAGCAACAATAAAAATAATCACCCAACGCACCGCACGTTCAAGAAGTGACTTGTCAACATTATCTCCGTATATTAATTGTGCAATATACTTGATTGGACCTACTTCGGCTTCAACTTTTAATTGTGCTTGATTAAGTTTTAGCTTTTGTGCATTTAGTTCTTGTATGCGTTTATTAGTTTCATCAATAGTTTTATTAGCTGCTTCACGATCTTTCTTTTGGCTATCACGCAGCTTGGTAGCTTGTGTAGCTAATGTAGATGTGCGATTGTTATCTTTAGTTGCATTACTTGCACTACCGCTTAACAGACTATTGACAGCATCATCCATTTGTTTTATAACTGCTTGGTTATCCTTAATGCGTGTTTGTTCAACTGCAAGGTTCTGATCTATTTGTTCAATTAATAATGTATTATCGCCAACACTGCTTGTAGTCTCAATGTGCGCACGTGATAGGAATCCAAAGATACCCATACTTGTAACAAACATCAATATGACTACTGCAAGTGACAAATACCATTTTACAAAACCATTTACACGGTTCCAATTTTGGTGTAACCATACTGTTGTAATGATTTTACCAAATTCTAGCACACCACCCATGATAATAATAGGAATAACTGCACCACTAAAAATGGCGGTCAATCCAGCAATACTATAATATGCTGCCACACCGCTTATGCTTATGGCACTCAATAGTGCTAAAATGTTTAAGAACATTACGTATTTACCCTGTTTTCTACCACGTACCAACCAATAGTTTTTAAATCTTCACGCACTTCTTCATCAATCGTGCCTTCGGAAATATAAACTGCGTCATCGCTTAAACTTGCTGTATAATAGCGCATATAATCGCCATTAAAACTGCCTTCATACAAATCAGCAGCAATTCCACCAGCATGACGCCAACTGCAACTCCAGTGCCACGCTGCTAATATTGATAGCACTTCTGCCTTTATGAACTCATTATTGCATAGTGTTGCATACAAATGTTGACAATATACATCATTACCATGTGCTTTATTGCGGATATATTCGCTAGCATACAAATCTTTTTCTAAATCTGGTTTAGGTTGATCCATAAAAAGGCTCCGTGATATTTAATTTACCACGGAGCCACTATATTGTCAATACTAAAATTAGAAGTCGTAAGTTAAACCAACCATAATTGTAGCATTATCATAGTGATTGCCTTTATCATAACCAGCAGTTAGTGTCAAGTTTGTATTTTTTGCAATTTGTTTCTTTGCAATAACTTTAACAGTTTCTACTGCGCCATAAACAGGACTATCACTTACCTTTGCTTGAACTACAATGCCGCTATCAATTTCTTTTTGAATACCAACATAAGGCATAGCAGTTGTTGAGTTGCCAGTTTTTGGATTTTGTGCAAGAATAGCACTACCGTTGCTGCCGCCATCGCTTACACTACTGTTGTTAACAACAACGCCAACAAATGGTGTCCAACCTAACAAGTCTTTTGGACTATAAACAGCAAAGTCACCATACACATTAGTTTGTTTTACTTTTTGGCTATTCATTAAACTAAATGATGGAATACTTACGCTATTGGTAAGTTCACTGTAAGCAACGCCGCCAGCAACTTTAATTGTAGCCCAAGGTTGCTTACTTAACACATAAGCAGTTGCGCTGCCGTTTGTGCCAGTTAAACTGCTGTTGTTATACCCACTTGTAGATATTT